GAGGTCTCTCTCGTCACAAATCCGGCATTTGCCGAGGCGAGAGTAACACAAGTCGCGGCGTCCGCCGACGATGAAACCCAAACAGTCGAGGAGACTGAAATGACTGAACAACCAATCGAGGTTATCGAGGAAGTTGCCGAAGTTGAGGCGTCAAAGATCGAAGCCTCGACTTTTGGTTCACCAATCTTTACCCAACCTCGCGAACTGCCTAAGCTAACAGCCGGCCAGTACGCTACCAAAATGCTTCAGGCACAGCGCGGAAACCGCGAAGCGATTGATTTCGTAACTGCCGCCGGCGAAGCAACAACAGGCGACAACTCCGGACTTATTCCGGTTCCATTTATGCGTGAGATCATCGGCGTAGTCGATTCATCTCGCCCATTCGTGGATAGCATTGATCGTCGTCCACTACCGGCCGCTGGTATGAGCTTCCGGATCCCGCGTTGGCAGGTATTCCCAACAGTTGAGGAAACCCCTGAACTAGGTACACCATCCGACACTATGACCGAAATCGATGATCTCGTGGTGGACGTAGTCAAGTTTTCGGGCCAACAGCGCGTATCGATAGAGCTTTTGGAACGATCTGACCCAGGCTACTTGGACGAATTGTTGCGCGGACTTGCAGCATCATACGCCCAGCAAACCGATCTATATGCTTTCACAGAGGGCGTTGTAGGTTGTGGAGCATCAGGCGGCACCGGTTACGTTGCAGCTATCGCGGACGCTATTTCAGATTCCGCGACAGTAATGCGTCGCAATCCAAACCGTCTAGTCGTTGGCGCAAGCCGTTACGCGGCTCTACTTGCAGAGGTTGACGATGCAGGTCGTCCACTCTTTAACGCAGTAGGCCCAACAACTAACGCAGCCGGTACTAACGTATTCAGTCGCGGCAACGTCATGGGTCTAGATTTGGTAGTTGATTACAACATCGGCGCAACCAATATCCTTGCCTACCCAAGTGATTACGCAGCGTTTTACGAAAGCGGAACCGCACAGGTTCGCGTCAACGTAATCGACACCATGACGGTCGAAATTGCCGTCTACGGTTTCGTCGCATTGGCAAACAAGTACCCAACAGCTATCCGGGCTATCACCGTTAGCTAGTTGACCCCTGTGATGGGGGCCGTTTGGTCCTGATCGGCCCCCATCACTCCCCTACTCGAAAGGAATAAAATGTCACTCATTGATCTAGAGGATTTCAAGGCAGTCCTCGGCGTGGGCGACATTTACCCGGACGCAACCCTTGAGGGCGTCATGGAGTCCGCCGAGCTAGTCTTAAAGTCTTTCCTTAATTTTCATAACGCTTCAATTGTTGGCGTTGAGATCCGAAGCAATCTAGCTCGGTTTTGGACTCGTACAGCTCACGAATACAGCGTCGGGCAACAAGTGACGATCGATCGAGTCGGCGCGCCGTTTGACGGAACCCACACCATCACAAGAGTTTTCACAAATCAATTTCAGGCCACGATTACCCATGCCGACGTGACTTACAGAGTCAACAAGCCCGACGGTAATTGCATACTTCAAGGCCAAGAGACTTATTACGATAATATTCCACAAATTCGTGAGGCGGCGTTAATGATAAGCGTAGATCTGTGGAACGCTCGCCAGAGCGCGCAGGGCATCGCACAAGACGCAACATTCGCGCCGGGTACTCCGTACCGGATGGGCCGTAGCCTCGTTACGCGCGTGTCTGGCCTCATTTCGGGGTATCGTGACCCTAGTAGCATGGTCGGGTAATGGGAGACATTACAGACGCCCGGACCGCAATCAAAACGGCATTAGAGGCAACCGGATACATCGTTTACGCCTACCCGGCGGAAAACATGACGACCCCTTGTATCGTGCTTGTACCAGGATCCCCATACATCGAAATAAAGTCGATCGGCAGTTCGCCACGTTTGGGCGGAAACTTTGACGTCACTTTATGCGTGGCAGCTAACGATAATCAGGCCGCACTTGTTAATCTTGAAACTATGATTGAAACCGTCTTAGCCAACTTGCCCAACGGCATAGGTATAGGCGATTTTACGCAACCCAAAATCTCGCAAGTCGGACCGACTGACTTGTTGACAACTGACATCCGTATAGATGTCACTATATAAGGAGCCCTAAATGGCATTAGAGTACACAACCGGCAGGGATTTGTCTCTGACCATAGATAGCGTCGTATATAATGACGTCGCAGCATCCGTAACCTTGACAGTAGTTCCAAACCAACAGGTTTTGGAAACACTTGCAGGTCGCGCATACAAAACAATCGACTACACCGCAACCCTAGACGTAGAGTTGTACCAGGATTGGGGCTCCACTTCACCGGCCTCGGTTTGTGAAGCTCTATTCAACGCAGCCGGATCCGGTCAGGATACTCCGGTCGGATTTAGCTTCGATGCGAATGGCTCAATTTTTACTGGAGACATATTCGCATTACAGCCAACCGCCGGCGGCGCAGCTACCGACGCTCTAACTACACCGATTTCGTTTGTAGTTGTTGACGGTAGCGTAGCACTAGCCTAACTAAGAGGATCGGGACCAAAATGAAAATCAACATAAAACTAAATCACCAAAAAAATGGCGAAATGAACGTCGTCACGCTACCGGCGGACCTTATGAAGTGGGAACGGATTACTAAATCCAAAATGACCGACTTGTATGAGGTCCGTCGAGTAGACGGCGAGGATCAAATCAAAGTTAACCTCGGTTTCGAGGATCTTATGGCGATGGCTTGGAGCGTCTTAAACCGCACCGGGCAGACATCCGACAAGTTTGAAGCCTGGGTCAACGAGCTAGAGTCGATCGAGTTAGTTGGTATCGACGAGCCAAACCCCACCCAAGCGGCAGCCTCGGACGAACCATCGCCGCTCTAGCCGTAGACGGAACGATCCGGATGGAGCTTGAGGATCTGGATTGGGAAATGCTAGGGACCATTTTAGAGGTACGGAACGAGATGTATAAAAGGAGTTGAGATCGTGGACGATAGCATTTTTATCGACGACCGCGAGATCCGCAACCTTTTGGACTCTCTTGGCAGTTTTGAAAAGGCCGCCAATCGCGACATGAGACGCGAGTCTGAATATATCGCTGAGGAAATAATGGTCCCGGCATTTCGTTCGGCTATCAGTTCACACGCTCCCGGATACGCTCGCAAGTTAAACGCCTCTATTCGTACAAAACAAGATCGCATCCCATCCGTAAGGATTGGTAATTCCGCTCGTTACAGTTCCCGGGGCAACCCAAACCGCACCGGAAACGGCGTCTATTCAGGCGGAGCGACGACTAATATGATCCGTTTTGGAACTATTAAGGGCCAATACACCGCACGATCTGGCCGAACTCAATTTTGGGCCGAGGGCATCCGTCCCGGTTGGACCGATACTGCCGAGGCGTCATACTATGAGCCAGCTTTTAACGAGTGGACAAAGGTAGCCGAAAAGCTTGTAAACGATTGGAACCGAGGTAAGGATTACTAATGGCAACTAAGGGAATTGGCCGTCCGTTAACGATCTTACTTCAAGCCGACACAAGCGGATTAGGTAAGGGATTAAGCGACGCTCAAAAAAAGCTTCAAAAGTTTGGCGGGCAACTAGAGCAGTTAAGCCGACAAGCGACAATCGTTTTTGCCGGTGTTGCCGCCGCAGGTTACAAAGTAGTCCAATCGGCTTCGGATCTTAATGAGTCCATCTCCAAATCAAACGTAATTTTTGGCAGTAGCGCAAAAGCAATTCAAGGATGGGCAGCAACCGCCGACCAAGCTCTCGGCTTATCCCAAACCGCAGCTCTCGAAGCCGCCGGCAATTTTGCAATCTTAGGCCAGTCTGCCGGACTTACAGGCACGGAACTAGGGACATTTAGCACCGATCTAACCGAATTAGCCGCCGATCTAGCCTCTTTCAATAACACCTCTACCGATGAAGCTATTACAGCATTGGCCGCCGGCTTGCGTGGCGAGTCCGAACCGTTGCGCCGATTTGGAGTTTTGCTATCGGAAAACGCCGTCCAGGCGAAAGCGATGGAAATGGGCTTGGCGGCTACCGCTAAAGAGCTCACCGATCAAGATAAGGTCCTAGCTCGTAACGCTCTAATCTTGGAGCAGACAACACTCCAGCAAGGCGATTTTGCTCGTACAGCCGACGGGGCAGCCAATCAACAAAGGATCTTATCTGCCGAAATCGAAAACTCTCGGGCAGCTATTGGCGAGGGATTACTCCCGGCCTACAAAGATCTCTTAGCCGTATTCGTTAACGTGGCCGATTGGGCGGGCAAAAATGCAACCCTAGTCAAAAATCTAGGCATCGCCGTAGGTGTTACAGCCGCCGCCGTAATTGGGCTTAACCTAGCCTTTAAGGTTGCGACGATTAGCGTCCAAGCCTTTACCGTAGTCGCCGCAGCTCTACGCCTCGGATACTTGACACTCGCCGCAGCTACCGGAAGTGCGGCAGCCGCTCAAGCGTTGGCCGAGCTTACTTACAAAAACTCCCGAGTCGCGGCAATCCTTTACACCGCAGCTCTAGGGGTTCAAAGTGTTGTAACCAAGATCTTGGCCGGTGAGATCAGGTTATTGACCGCAGCTTTACTAAGTAACCCATTTACAGCCGTCGCAGTTGCCGCCGCCGTACTTGTAGGCATCCTCTACAAGCTCTACCAAAATACTAAGGCAGTCCGCGAGGAGTCCGAGGCAGTTGCAAAAGCTCTAACGGATACCCGCAAGGAAACCGAAGCCGACGTCTTATCGGCTAAACGCCATATCAAGGCCCGAGAGGGTCAAACAAAGGCGACGAACGATTTAACCTTATCGACTAACGACGGATCTAAGGCCAGCAAAAAAGCCGCCGAGGAAGCCAAAAAACAAGCCGAGGCCGATGCGTTGGCAGCTAAGGCAAAAGAGGAGCAAAACGCTCGACTTCAAACCTTTACAGGCCGTCTCCAAACCGTCCAAGCCGAACTAGATCGAACCAAACAAGCGCAACAAAACTACGCCCAATCTGTCAAGGATTCGATCACAAGCCTCGTCGACTTCCAAAAGGCATTTAGCGATAAGGGCGAGGGATCCTTTATTGACTCGCTTAGGAAACAAGCCGACGCGGCTCAATCGTTTGGCGGCAAGATTACGACCCTTTTGGGACTTGGCCTTAACCGGACGTCGATCGATAACATTTTGGCAGCCGGAGCCGACGTTGGCTCTCAAATTGCCGACGAGATTATTGCCGGCGGCGCGGGAACCATTACCGAGATCAACGATTTGGTCGCAGCCGTTGAAACGTCCGCCTCTAAGCTCGCCGAGGCTACATCGTCCAAATGGTACGACGCGGGAGTCGCGCAAGGTCAAGCGATGGTCGACGGCATTATCGCAGCCGCCGCAGCCGTAGGACTTGCGTTTGTGGATGGTCAACTTCAAATCCCGGCAGCGATTACAGCTACGGCAACCATCACCGAAGCCCCTGCAAAAAAGGCGAAAAAAAAGCCGAAAAAGCGCGCAACCGGGGGGCCAGTTTTTGCCAATCAAACCTATCTCGTTGGGGAAAATGGACCCGAATTATTTACCGGACAGACGGGCAATATTACGCGCAATTCCGCGATGGGTGGCGTCAACATAACGATCAACGGGGCAGTCGATCCCGAGGGTACACGTCGCCAGCTTGAAAAATTATTCCAATCCTCAAGCCGTCGGACCGGAGCCGTTAACTTCACCGGGGCCGTTTTGTGACCGCTTACGTCCCAAACCCGGTAGTCACGTTTAACAATACGACGACGTACGCCGACAACACGATCGCGGACATTTCCATAAACATAGGCCGAGGCGACGTTATTGAGGCAACCCAGGCGGGGTATGCTCGGATCGTTTTATGGACTCCAGCCGACACGCCGCTAACGATTAGCTTGGCCGATACCGTAACCGTTGCGATTGACAAGGGAACCACCGGGACCGCGACTATTTTCACCGGCATCGTTTCCGACATTGACTTAAGTTTGGCACAATACGGAGACATTGGATCAATAGCGGAATACTCGTTAACTTGCGTCGGGCCACTAGCTCAACTTAATAAGCGTTTAGCCGGGGCCTCGGGATACCCTAAACAAAAAGACGGCGACCGAGTTTATGCCATTTTATCCGAAGCCTTTTTAACTCAATGGAGCGACGTCGCTCCGACAACTACTTGGAGCGCAATCCCGGTAGCGACTCAATGGGACGATTATGACGGCGTTAATGAGGCCATTGTGGCCAACCTTGCGACGACTATCGATCGCCCAGGCCAGTACGAGCTAGCAGTTTATAACGATGGAGTTGATAACGCTTTAACCCTGGCATCGGACGCAGCTCAATCAGGCCGAGGCGTGATCTATGAGGCAGGAAACGGGCATCTCCACTATGGGGACTACGCCTCTCGGGTATCTGCTCCGGTTGTAAACCTAACGGCGGACGATCTTTTAATCGATGGACTCCAAACCGCCGCCCAATGGTCCGAGATCGTTAACGATATAACCGTTACCTATAAAGACGCAGCCGAAAAATACGCCCGCAACGAGACATCGATTATCCTTTACGGACAATTATCGGGGACACGCGAAACGCAACTACATAACGCAGCCGACGCACAAACACAAGCTAACGATTTTTTGGCCTCTAGGGCTTTCGCTCGGGTATACCCCCAGTCTTTGACCGTAGCTTTACACAATCCAGGCGTAAGCGACGCAACCCGCGACGCTTTAATTATTGCCGAAAACGGAACGGCCATAACGACCTCGGTACTTCCAGCAGTATTTGGGACCGACTTTCAAGGGTATCTAGAGGGATACACCTGGAGACTAACAAAATACGAAGCCTACATTGACCTAATTTGCTCGGCGCAATCCGAGACATATAGTTCGATTATTTGGTATCAGTTACCGGCAACTGGTACTTGGGCAGCGTATAATCCTACTACGAGATGGAGTGATTTATAAATGGCAACAACGACCCCGAATTTTGGATGGCCAGTACCTACGAGCTCAGATTATGTTGCTCAGGGCGCGGTAGCGATTGAAGCATTAGGCGACGCGATCGATGCTAGCGTCTACGCGGGCGCGGGTAGCGGATTGGTTTTGATCAATGCTACAACTATTACTGCTCAATCCTCGGTTCAAATACAGAGCATTTTTTCCGCGACATATGATTATTACCGCGTTGAAATGGCAATAGACGCACCAAGTACCGGAGCTTGGACGGGTGTCCAAATGGTTTCAGGATCAACACCGACAACGACCTCGACTTATAGTTATATGCGCCGATTTGACTACAATACCGCCGCCGGTGGTTACGAATCCTCGGCGACATCCGATCGAATGTCGGTTATGTTTACAAGTGCGGCAGGTTTTGGATATACCGGTTTTGATCTTGCCAACCCATTTTTAACTAAAAACACATTTATTGCGGGAACTGGTGCGAGTCGCGTAACGGCGGGCGGCGCGGGTTATGGCTATTTAGTGCAAGGAATCACACCCGATACGACAAGTTATAACGGCATCAAGTTTTTGCTCCCTGCAAGTTGTAGCGGAACCGTAAAAATCTATGGATACAGGAACTCATAATGTCTGAAACTTTAAGCGTGTTAATTGTTGACAATGAAACCGGCGACGTCGTAGAGCGAGATTTTACACAAGAGGAAGTCGATGCTCATAACGATTATTTAACTTCCGAAAATCTTGCATCGACAAACAAAGCCGAAGCCCGAGAGAGTGCATTAGCCAAGCTTGCAGCTTTAGGACTTACACAAGAGGAAATCGAGGCTCTAGTATGAGTTACCCAGTAGATGAACCGTTTGTTACTTGCAAGTGGGATCAAAAGGGCAAGATTTGGCGAGCCGGCAGGCATACGGGAATTGATTTTCGCGCGGCTCGCGGGACCCCAATCAAAGCCATCGACGCGGGCAAGGTAGTATATGCCGGTCGCGGCGGCGGATGGGGTGGAGCTTACGGACTTCAAGTTATCGTCCAGCATGGCAGCCACCGAGTAATTTACGCTCATTTATCCTCAATCAACATCAAGGGCCTACGCGATAAGATCGTGGCCGAGGGCGATTTAATTGGTCTCTCGGGTGCAACTGGAAACGCCGTAGGTCCTCATTTACATCTCGAAGCTCGTAAAGCTCCTTATCGTTACAACGTCGACGCAGTTAATCCGATGCCGTTGATTACAGGCGAGCCAGAGCCAACCGATGCCCCTAAGCCGGTCAAAAAGGCCGCCTCGGCCCCAGTAGAGGCTAAAGCGGATGAAACTATCTAAAGCGACTACCTACGCTCTAATCGCGTTTTTAGCGGCTTGGCAAGCGACGGATTTCAGTTTGGATTACCGGGCAATCCTCGGCGCATTGGTCGCGGGTTTTATGGGTGGACTTAGCCCCAACTATAAAGCCCCTGTCGATGAGCTTGCCGAATACGATGCCTAGTATTTTATTTAAGACTGACTCCGGAGCCGATAAGCAACTAATTAAGCCGAAAGACTGGACCTACGTCCGGTTTGATAAAAAAACAAAGTTTAACGTCCCGGCGGATGGTATTTACACTTGGGCCGTAATCTTGCGCGTCGAGTTTCCATCGGTGGGATGTCCTAACATTTTGCGGGGCCGTTTCGTACGTTATCCAGACACGCCTAAAGCGGATGAAACTGGACACGATGATAAAAACACTTACGGCTTTAGCGGCCAGACTTTCCATAGCCATTGGATGCACTATTTCACCGTCACAAAATCTATGCCGGTTGGGTTTTGGGTTTGGCATAACGGCTCAAAACCAATCATTTTAGACGGCCGCCAAATCAAGGCCAACGCATGAACATAATTATGATCGGCCAAATCGCTGGAGCTTGTGTAGCCATTGGGACCGCGTTAGCTCTTGGCGTCAAGTGGTTAGTCCTAACACCTATCAAACTTTACATCGACGCGGCGACTTATCCAATAAGTCCCGAGGGTAACGGCGGACTATCCTTGCCCGACGCAATTAAGACGATTAACGAGATAAAAGAGCTCGTAAACGATCACATCGACAGGCACGACACGCCTACAAATTAAGATAATTAAGTATTTAGTCAGTAACAAGGAGTAACATGGCAGACATGGACGACAACTTACTATCTAGCAAAGAGGTACTGGCGTACCTTAAAATCCATCGTCAAACACTTTGGAGACTTGAAAAGTCCGGGGCCGTCCAGCCTGTAAAGATCGGAACCGTTAAAAGATACAAGGCATCCGAAATACAGGGCAAAAAAAAGATCAAATAACTACTAAGGGACAGGACCCCAAATGTATTTTAACGGCTTTACTTTATTGCTAATGATTATCTCGTTAGTCGGTGGCATCATGCTGGGCGTACGGATTCAAATGGCCCACCAAGAGGAACGGCGTCATCGCTGGATGGACGGCGAAAACATTGAGTCACAAATGAAGCGCGATGGGTGGACTCTATGAGCTACTCTGACGGACTTCAAGATTATGTCGATGTCGCCGAGCGCATCGCGCAACTATTCGCCAAATACCCGGACGCATCGATCCAAACTAATTTTAAGGGCGTCCATGAGATCGCGGGCCAGTCTTACTTAATCGTCGAGGCAACCGTCTACCGCACACCAGACGACCCAAGACCTGGTATCGATTACGCTTGGGAACTTGTGCCGGGCCGTACTCCTTTTACAAAGGGATCCGAACTAATGGTCGGAAGTACCTCGGCGACGGGTCGCGCGATTTCGATGCTTGGAATTGCTACCAAACGATCCATCGCAACAAAACAAGAGATCCAAGCGGCCAAATCTAGGCAGGGCGAGGACCTTACGCCAGACTATGAGCCAAGAGCAGCTAAGCCGGTCAATGGCCAGCCGTTTCCTATCCCACAAATGACCAAAAAACAAAGCGATTTTATCTTGAAGCTTGCGAACGGTCAGATTCACCTCATCGAGGAATGGAAAGCCTCTAAGAGCATTAAGGGAACACTTAACATCGACCAGGCTAAACAACTAATCGACCACCTAAAAACGATGCCTATGGCCGATCCCTGGGCTCTAGACATCCCAAGAGGCGGACATGATGAATAGCGAAAAGGCTTTTGACGCAGGTTATACGCAAGCTCTAATGAGTCTCGACGCTTGGATGAGGGTTACGCTTTCGCAAAACTCGACCGTCCTAAAGGTTCGCGCCGAACTGATCGCCATGCTTAACGATGCCGCCTATGGGACTTGGAAAGAGGATATCGATGCAGCTCGCGCCGAAGTCAATAATTGACGTCACCGAGTACGAGATTGCGATCAGACACGAAGCCGATCGACGCTTTAACAATAATCAACGTACCGGCATTGAGGGAATGACGAACAAGACTAAAGCTAGGATCCAACACACAAGGGGAGCAGCCGCCGAGGTTGCAGCTCGTTTGGTCATGGGCCTAGATCCGTTTGGTATTGGCGATGATGAAGTAGGCGCGGCAGACTTTGAGCATAGAGGCGTGAAGTATGACGTTAAATGTATTACGGCCGATTACCCGATCTTGAACGTCCAACATTACGAGGGAGTCTTAGAGCGTCGTAAAGACTGGATGATTATGGTAATGATGTACGAGGGCTTGGGTTGGAGATTCATACACTTAAAAGACATCCCCTACAATAACCTCGCCTACTTGCAACCGGTCGCAGCTCAAGGCGGACATCGATCAAGTCATTGGCGTCTCGACATGGGGACAAAATGAGAGCGACACGCCACAGGCTTCCCAACTCTATGACGTGTCGCCGAGACTGTGTTACAGTCCCAAGTAATCACCTACTCATTGAGCAGTATAACTCAAGTCCGACTAATCAACCGGATAAACCGCCGTCCGAGGGCGTTACCTCGTCATGGAGATCACACCATGAAACAAGCCTCAATCACACAATTACAGGGCGAGTCCTAGATCTACCGTTGAAACGAGTAACCCAACGGCGAACCATCCAAGAGCTAAGACGCAAGGCGTTACTGGCAGAAATGCCCCATAACCAAAACCGCATCCATGACGGTCAGGAGTGGACCTATCTAGGCCATTCCCTGCCCACAAGCCAATCAGGTCAGGAGTAAACAATGGACGAAAACATAAAGGACATAGAGATCGCACTAAGAGACGGGTTAATCGATGAGCTTGTAACTACTACCGAGTCAGGCTTAGACATCATTAGGCGATTAGCGGATGTAGTTAGTAAGCAAGACGACGCAATCCTCGGGTGGGAACTAATGGCAGGGCAGCTTAGAGACGTAGCCTTAGAGCTCAATGCACTACGACAGGGAGCGATAACACTATCGGTCCAGTTGTTAGATGAGTGTATGAGTTGCAGTAACAAGGAGCATCATGGGCCAGCGTACTAATACATCAACATGGAAGCGCATAAGGCTAGAGATACTAAGCCGAGATGGGTGGGTATGTAGCTATTGTGGGCAGGATGCAACCGAGGTCGATCACATAGTCCCAGTCAAGCATGGGGGTACTGATGATGAAGCCAATCTGACCGCAGCTTGTGTCAAGTGCAATCGAAGCAAAGGTACTAAGGCAAAGCCAGGCAACGCCCAACATGGTCCCGTAGTCCGTTTTTTCGCAGGGCCTTTTCCACA